AAGGCCAGAAGGGAAGAAAAGAAGAAAGAGAAACATGCCAAAAGATTCCGGGAAGTGTTCTCATACGGGAACCTGTACCGGGCTTATAAGAAAAGCAGACGGGGCGTCAGCTGGAAGGCCAGCGTTCAGAAGTACATAACGCAGGCTCCGGTCCTGGTCCAGAAGACCAAACAGCTCCTGTGGACGGGAAAGTTCCGGTCTACTGGATTCCATGAATTCGACCTGTATGAACGTGGGAAGAAGCGACACATAAAGAGCGTGACCATGGGCGAAAGAGTCGTGCAGAAATGCCTCTGCGACAATGCCCTGGTGCCATTTGTGGAAAGCTCCTTCATTTATGACTGCGGTGCTTCCATCAAAGGCAAGGGCTACCATTTCGCTCTTAACAGGCTGACACGTCAGCTCCAATGGCATTATAGAAAGTACGGCACCGAAGGGTACGTGCTTCTTTTTGATTTCCATCATTTCTTCGAGAACGTGTCACACGAAGTGGTTTACCGGGCCCTTGACAGGATGCGCCTTGACCCGTCTGTGAGAAATCTCACAAAGTATTTCATGCGCTGCTTTGGAGACCACGGCATGGGCCTTGGCTCACAGATCAGTCAGACCATGGCGCTTTTATCAGCCAACCGGCTCGATCACTTTGTGAAAGAGGAGCTGAGGATCAAGTGCTATGGCCGCTACATGGATGACGGCTATCTGATCCACCGGGACAAGGGATACCTGAAGCGGTGCCTGTCTGTGATCCGGACGATCTGCGATGAACTCGGAATAGAGCTGAATGAAAAGAAGACCCAGATCGTGAAACTGTCCCGAGGATTCACCTATCTGAAGGCCCGGATATTCCTTACAGATTCCGGCAAGGTAGTCCGTAAGATCTATAAAAGGTCAGTGACCAGGATGCGGCAGAAGCTGAAGAAGTTCCGACGCATGGTGCAGGACGGCCGGATGAAGCCGGAAACGGTGAGGCTGTCGGCCCAGTGCTGGATATCCTATGCTCTGAACTTTGATGCCATCGGCACGGTCAAAAGCATCATGGGACTTATCTATGACATCTTCGGATGTGAGGAGGCCCACAGGATCCTGTCGGTCAAAAATCCGAAGCATGGGGCCACATACAAGAAGCGGCTTTACATTATGAGATATGAGAAGGCGCTATTTCAATGTAGGAAAGGAGGATGAAATGTACAAAGTATACAAAGGGGACACTGTCGTGGACGCACTGGAAGACCTCCAGTGCGTTTGCTTTTATGACGGGATCGGTATCCTTAGATGTAAGACGACAGATGTTCCGCAGGGAATCATCTCCTATGACGGAAACAAGATCTACCATGTGGATGGATGGCCAAAATTTCCCGAAGGGGAATATGAGACCGTCACCCTGCAGGCGATTGACCGGAACGAATACACGACCATCCGGGAAGCTTTGGACAGTGGTCTTGACGCACCTGTGGAACAGGGAATGCCGGAACAGGAATCTGTGAAAACTACAGCCCAGCTCCTCCAGGAGCAAATCGAGGCAGTAAGTAGCCAGGTCAAACAGGTGGCAAGTTTTGCAGGCACGCCCGAAGCGGATTTTGTCGCAAGCAGAAATTATACTAAAGGCGAGATCATTGTTATCGAAAACGGGCTGTATTCGGTAACGGCAAACATTGCCAGAGGGAGCCGGATCGTCCCGTACCTTAACGTTGTCAGAACGAACCTGTCAGAAATTCGGAATACACAATCCTAAGGAGGTACAATTATGTACAATTTTTTTGTCGTACGTTTCACAAACAGAGTAGATGGTACAGCCGGCAATTCGGTCAAACCCTATGAGGCAGAAGCAGATGCTATTAAAGAATTCTTCCGGCAGGCCGGCCAGGCTGTTGACAGCACGCATCTGACCGACTCGGTATCTCTCCTCACAAAAGAGGGGTTTGAAGTGAGGCATGAGGTGTTCGAGCATGATGCCGGCTGAGATTTGATACGGCATATATTTAGGGGGTGACAATGGCAGATATGATCAGAGACACGATCGCTTTGTTTATGACAACAATCCAGAAAAAGTAAACAGGCAACACAAAAGAGCATCCTTACGGGTGCTCTTTTTAGTAAAGACTTATGTTGGAAGGAATACGGTAATGGATCTTAACACGATAACACTTGCCCAGCTGGGCACATTCTTTTTGCAGGTATGCGCCGGGATAGCGGCGGTCGGGGCGGCACTTACATGGATCCTGAAGGCACTGGGGTTCCTCCGGGCGCCGGAGCGCAAGCAGGATGAGATGCTTAAGGATCATGAGGCCCGGATAAAGCGACTGGAGGAAAAGGCCAACAGCGACTTTGAGAACATCCAGGAGCTGCAAAAAGAAATGAAAATTTTGCTGGCGGCGACATTGGCAACGGTCAAGCACCAGCTGGACGGTAACGACGTACAGTCATTACAGAAAGCCAGGGAGAACCTGGAAGAGTATCTGATCAACAAGTAAAGGAGGTAACAATGGACAGACAGATCATCATCAATTTTCTCAGCGCGCTGATCACTCTTATGATTGCAGTGATCACTCGATACCTGATTCCCTGGATGATAGCCCACACGGACAGCGAAAAGACCTACTGCCTGATGCGCTGGGCAAAAGAAGCGGTATATGCGGCAGAGCAGGTCTTTGGAAGCGGCACCGGAGAGCAGAAAAAGCAGTATGTGATTAAGATGATAAAGAAGATTGCAGCCAACAACGGGATCGACATTACGGAGGAAGAGATCGATCTCTTGATTGAGGCTGCGGTCGGTGCCATTAATCAAGAGATTATGAACTCCCCTATGCAGGTCCTCGCGACGAAAGATAACGAAGGGAAAGCGGCTGAGGAGTGAAATTAATCAGATTCATTTTTTAAAATGATGAAGGCGGGTCCGGAGAGGACCTGCCTTTTTGATAGGAGGAAACTATGGGAAAGATTACAGCTGTAATGGACGGGATTGATATAGCGAGCCACCAGCGTGATATTGCCGTCAAAGATGTCCCGGCAGACTTTGTGATTGTTAAAGCAAGCCAGGGATCGTGGTACGTCAATCCATACTTCCAGAAAAAGTATGCCCAGGCTAAGGCTGCAGGCCGTTTGGTCGGAATCTATCATTATTCAGAAGGAACCAGTGTTGAAAAGGAAGTTGCATTTTTCCTGCAGACCATTGGCACCAGAGTTGGAGAGGCACTTTTATTCCTCGATTGGGAGGGACAGAGCAATTCAATGTTCGGTAAGGATGACGTCTATTACTGCCTTAAGTTTATGGATTTGGTTTTTGAAATGACTGGCGTCAAAATGCTTCTGTATGTTTCTAAATCAGTGCTGAGATCTAGGAACTGGAAACAAGTCATTGAGAAGGGATATAAAATCTGGCCCGCACAGTACAGGAACGATGATACGACAGGGTACCAGAAGGCTGCATGGACTGACGATAAGGGTTGGGGCGGATTCGCCGGCCCGACGATTTACCAGTATAGCAGCCATGGCCGTCTGAGCGGATATAGTGGAAATCTTGATATTAATCTGGCCACGATCACTCCTGCCGGCTGGGAGGAGCTTGCTGCTCCTCATTCGATTGATAAGCAGGCAGAAGCACTTGAGGCTCAAAAAGAAGAGCCCAGGAATATTGTGGTTTATCTGGATCCTCAGCAGATGATGATGACATTAGCCCTGGCGGAGCTGGGATATCAGGAAAAGAGAAGCGCGTCAAAGCTCGACAATAAGCACGACAATGCTGGCAGCGGCAATTATACAAAGTATGCCCGAGACATGCATAAAGTCTACCCGAAGACAATGGATCCTAATCCGATTCCCTGGTGCGACGTCTGGTATGACTGGCTCTGTTATATCCTGTTCGGGACGGCCACGGCCCAGAGCATTATCATGGGTCATTTTGATGACTATACGGTATCTTCCGCTCTTCTTTATAAAGATCATGGTGCATGGTATACCGAGGATCCTCAGCCGATGGATCAGGTGTTTTTCAGTAAGAATGGCAGCATTGCAGGAATCTATCATACCGGAGCGTACCTGTGGACAGAGTCAGACGGCACAATCGTGACTGAAGAGGGCAATACCTCCGGCTCTGCCGGCGTGGATCCGGACGGTGGACAGACTGCAATTAAGCGATATAAGACGGGAAGCTCCGGGTACAAGAAAATCGTAGGCTATGGTCGTCCTAAATGGAGTCTTGCTGGTCAGATATCATGCTCCATTCCGGCTCCTCAAGGGCTTGCCCAGGGAAGCACAGGAGCTGCTGTGAGACTGTGGCAGAGCATTGTCGGGGCCACAGTAGACGGAGACTTTGGCCCTAAGACGGCTCAGTCCACGAAGAATTTCCAAAAGGCTTATGGCCTGCAGGAGACAGGTAGTGTTGTTGATGTTGACTGGGCTGCGGGGCTGGCACTGGGAATGATAAGCACCGGCATGCCGGAGATTGAAGAGGGATCCGGAGGGATGTCTGTCGGTTTCCTCCAGGCGATTCTGGACGCGACCGTAGACGGAGATTTTGGCCCTAAGACAGATGCAGCAGTCCGGGCCTTCCAGAAAGCCCACAGCTTAGTCGTAGATGGATGTGTGGGGAAAAAAACCTGGGCAGCTCTTCTGAATCTGCTGAGATAGGAGGAGAAAATGGCACAGGTTACGATCTATATTCCTGGAATGGACATTCCTGAAAAGAAGGGTATTAAATATGGAGATTATGCTGTGATCTTCGATGAACATGGCAATGCCCTTGTATTTGATGCTGGACAGCACCCTGCGTCTGCGATCCTGAGAGAATGGATTAAAAAACAGAAATTTAAAAGAATCTGGATGGTAGGCACGCATGCTCATACGGACCATGTGAATGGGATCATAGACAGCATCAATGATCCGGATATTAAAGTTGATAAAGTTTGGTATGTAAAGCCCGACTATATGAAGTCGTACATGGCCAGCAAATATAAAAAACGTTCTTGGTATTCAGTCTTATGCCAAATGTATACCAACTGTGGTCAGGGCCTAATCGATCTCTGTAAGAAAAAAGAAATCGCCACAGGATACTTGGCCACAGGCACGCAGATTCGGATAGGTGATATTCACTGCCGGATCCTCTGGCAGGCTCAGAACAGTTATGGCAATCCGGATAATGATAAAACAGCCGGACGCTTTATAAATAACAGCAGCCCTTTGACACTTTTTGACTTTGGCTACTTTACTGCAGGTGACAATGAAATGTCGTGCTCCGAAGCCAGGAAAGCATGTCGTGAGGTGGTAATCGCTCAGGTACCTCATCATGGCAATTATGTCGATACCGAGGCATTCAACAAGCTCCGTCCTAAGGCGGTATGGTATAACTACGGCGAAGTCGGCGGAGCTATTGGAAAGGACAAAGGATTCACCAGCTGGACCATACCGAGGCTGCAGGCAAAAGGTATAGATATTTGGAATAACTTCAGGGATGGAGATATCTTGATGAAGTTTACAGATGAATATGTCTGTATAGCTGCAGACAGGAATGACAGGACTAAGATCTATCCTCTGGGAGCATACCGTAATTGGAGCAGGACCGATCAGGAGCTGGCCGTAGAAGTAATGTTACGTATGCATGGCAACGGTGACAGCAGGCGGAATGCTCTGGGGACTAGGTGGTCAGATGTACAGAAGGTTGTCGAGAAATTCTTAGATGACCGGGACGCGCTTATTGAGGCTATGGCAGATTATGTGCTGCGTGATCTGGCTGGCAGCGGTGACAAGCGCAGACAGATTCTGGGAGGTTACTGGGGAGATGTCCAGAAAGTAGTGACTAAAAGATTGAGAGGATAATTATGAGCAGAATACATTTTCCGTATTTTAATACCGGATGGGGTTCTATGTTCATTCTGCAGTCGCTGACGGAATTCCTGATTGGCGATACGTTCACGGAGGGACAGAGACATTCCCGCGAATATGTGATGAATCTGATAGGTAATAATAAGGTGTCTTTCCTCTTCACGCATGCACACCACGACCATACAAAGGACTATCCTTATTATGCTAAGAAGGGTATCGTTAAAACTCTTTATGTTTCTTATGTTACTCCTCATCAGGAACGGAGCAAGGACCGTGACCGCTGGAATGAGTACATCAAGCTAACAAAGCAGTACGGAGGAAAAGTCGTATTTCTTCATACCGGTGATGTTATTAAGATCGGCGCCGCAACTGTTAAAGTCCTTTTGGCCCCAGACCTGGGGTGGAATAATGCGGACAGCCTTTGCCTCAAGATCACAGCTGGAGGAGTGTCAGGTCTTATCCTTGGAGATGCGGCCCAGGCCACGCTGAAAAAGCTCAAAGCAGTTGCGGCGGATGAACTGAAGGATATTGTATGGTGCAAAACGAATCACCATTCTGGCCAGCCAAAGGATGAGAAGAACAATCCGGCATGGTGGTATGAGCTGATTAGACCTACAGTCGCAATTTCTGATTGCTGCGGGGATGATAAGTATGTGTTCAAGAGTTCCTGGGGCAAGGCTGTTTATAAGATCTTGGAGCAGAACAGTGTAAACATTTATTCTACGCAGCATAACGGTGACCTGGTCTTTGAAATGAGAGCGGAGCTTTTCAGACCTATCTCTGTACCGTGGAACAGTGAGACGATCATTAAGAACGGTCGGCAGGTCCTGGTCAACAAATCAGCAAAACATTATTGGGTCGGAAATTTCCTTAAAGAAGATAAGACAGATAAAGAGCTTGCTGCAGAGGTCCTGCTCCGGATCCACGGCAACGGTGATACCAGGCGCAAAAGGCTGGGAACCAGATTCGACGCCGCCCAGGCCCAGGTCGCTGCACTTGTATCCGATCGCGAAGATCTATTATGGACGATTGCCGGCCTGGTCCTGAAAGGCTACCTTGGGACCGGGGATAAACGCAAGTCTCTTCTTAATGTAGATGTAGGCGAAATGTACTATGATGATGTCCAGGACAAAGTCAAACTGGCAATAAAGGGCGCTGATGAAGTGGTAGCTAATAAATATGGAAGGAATCCTGACAGGGTAGAGATGCTCAGGGCAGCAGGCTATGATCCTGTTGTTGTCCAGGACTACATTAATCTCCTTTTAACCTGAGGAACACACGATCCTGCAGGACAAGTGTTTCAGAATAAGGCTCCGGGGAATAAATCTCCGGAGCCTTATTTATTAAGATGTGTGTTCTACAGATTTTTCTACATGATTTTTAGGAGTGGTGTAACTGTGCGGATAATCAGCCATACCGACAAAGTTCAAGTCCCCCCCTCGCTACTTATAAAAGATGGCTTAAATCCAATAAATAACGGATTTAAGCCATCTTTTTTATTTCAGTCTGTCAAAATCAATGCCATAAATGACAGCCAAATGACGGTTATGGCAAATGTTTTCTACACGTTTTGATACACGATTTCTACACGCCGGCCTCTGCTCCGGATGCTGACAACAGGTTTTTTGTAAAATGATCGTTGGCCATTTTTACCATGGAAGCGTTCTGGTCTTCCAGTGTATGCCGGTAGACGCCCTTCATCACGAAATCGCTGGACCATCCACCGCGCTGCATGATGTAGGAGTCAGGGATCCTGGCCGCATGCATGCTGGAGACCATATAGTGGCGATAATCATGGAAGCGGTAAGGCTGTAGGCCATGGTTCTGCAGAAAGCGGCGATGGACATCCGTCAGAGAATGAGGATTGAAATGGGTGATGTATCCTTTTTCCCTGATTTTCTTCATTACGAATTCAGGGACCTCTATGAATCTGTCGGATCCGAAAGTTTTGGGCGGCTTGATGTGCCAGGTCCCGTCAGGGCCCATTACGATATCCTTGGAGATATGACAGACATTACCGTCAAAATCTTCCATGGTGAGTGCACAGATCTCTCCCCGCCTCATTCCACAGGTTGCCGCCAGCATGATCGGGATTTCCAGCTCCGTCCCTTTCGCGGCTTCCAGGATTTCTCTGACCACATCATTGCCGGGGACGTTCAGCTCCTGCCGGTTCTTCTTGGGAAGGGAGACTACATCCATTCGGATCCGCTTCCACTTCATCACCGAGCCAATGAATCCATAGTAGTTCCTGACCGTTTTAGGGCTCTTGCCTTCCTCTGTCAGCTGGTCGACCACCTTCTGGATTCGGTCTCCGTCAATCATATCCAGCTTAGTATCGCAGAAGACAGGGAAGCGGCCCTTCAACTGCTTCACGATGTTCTTGTATCCTCTGACCGTACTGGGAGAGAGCTTTGGAGCGTTGGCTTCAATGTAGCCGTCCATGGCCATGGCCATTGTGATTCTGGTAGGCTTCTTGTGTGCCGCTACATAGTCCTGGGCCATCTGTTTCAGGATCTTCTTATCCGGATGCGTCAGCTGCTTCTGGATCTTCTTGCCATTTGCGTCCAGGCCCAGGTAGATCACTGTAGAGTAGGAGCCGGATTTCAGTCTTGAGATTTTGGACATAAAAATAACCACCTTTCTTAAAAAATTTGAGTGACTTTAATAAAGGTGGTATACTATAACTGCGTGTGAGATATAGGTGTACCACCTTATATCGGGAATCGTCAGAGGTTGCCGCCTCTGGCGGTTCTTTTTTATGATCTTTTTTTAGATTTTTCCCTTAAAATTTTTTCAACTTCTTCCGGAGATGGTTCCCAGGAGATAGCAGCATGTATGATTATACTGTAGCTCAAGGATACAAAGCCGGATAAAATAAGAAGCATTCCAATCCGATATATAGCAATGTTGTAACCCGACCCCAAACCAACAAATATACAGCCAAGAATGGAAAGGACCAGGGAGAAAACGAAGTGTTTTTTTCGAAGACTTCTGGCTTTGCTGTATTTCATTTTTTTGGTGAACAGAAAACCGACATCAACGTCGTAGTCAAATCTTGGATTAACTTTTTTCATGACCTACTCCTTTCTTCATCAGTCATAATGACAGATTTCAAGGTTACTGAGTCAGATAATCTGCGTAATCACTAACTGCTTCAACAACTTCACTTGGAATATCTTCTGAGGGGACAGTCTCATCCGGGAACCAAAAATAATCGATAAGTTTGTCATCTTCGTTCATATTAATTGAGATCGAAAAATCAACATCAGAAAAATCATATCTATATTCATCCGTAAGACCAAATACAATCAAACATTTTTCGTTGTCATAAACAGTTTTGTATATAGTCATACGCTTGGAATCCAAATCGTTTTTCTCAGATGTAACATAAGCACTAACGGTAAAATCAGAGCCTATTTCACCATAATCTTCAAATAACCAATGAATATCATTTTCGGATAAAGAAGAAAGATCCAATTCAACAGTTGCAAAAACATAGTAGCCATAATCAGAAGGAGATCTATAGAAGTTCGCACTTTTTAAACCAAAAGCAGAGTCACCATAAGATATCTCATTAAAAGGAAGACTTTTAATACTATATGTTTTACTGCCATTTTCAAATGTGGTAACATATGCTGTTTCTGTTTCTTCCCTTACAGATTTTGAAGTATTGTTTCCGGAACAGCCGGTTACTAACAATAAAGTCGATAAGCCAACAATCAGACACTTCTTTAGCATTTTTAGACCTCCTTGATCTATTAAATAAAACTTTCATAAACTCCAAAAGGTTCAAAATATATAACATAATTATCCAGCTGATACAGTATGCCATATTTGCTGTGATAGTAGTCTATAGCCTTCTGGAGGAATTCTTCAGTCACACCAAGGTATTCGGCTGTTTCATATCGATTAGCACATCTATGCTCATAAGCCCTGATCAGGCCCTGTAGCCCGATCAGCCGGTTGTAGGCCCAGACACGGGCTCGGAGCTCCTGCTTCCGGTTGCCGGTGTCGGTCTGATCCATAATGTCTCCGACCGTTGTATAGTGGTGCCCCAGCTCCTCGGCCAGGACACACGCCTTCTCTGTTTCCGTCTCTATGTCTTTTCTTATGGCGATCCGGTTTCCGCAGATACGCCCGCCGTATCCCGGTATGTCCTTTTCCCTGACGATCAGGTCCTGACCGTCCGCCTCTGTAAGCAATTCTTCGTATACCATTTATGTCCATTCCTCAGGGTCGTTCATAATATTATCAGCGTTCTCGATCTGCTCAGGTGTGGGATTCTCTTCATGCGCGGCGTTGGGAAGGAGGTAATCCTGCCGGCGCTTGAGATAGTCAGCGTGCTTTACGAGGTCGTCCCGATCATCGCTCTCATATACATCGTAGATCACCGGCGCGGCCTTGTAGATGTCGTAGGCCGTGCGCTGGATCTGGGGAGGAAGAGCATAAGAAGGTTCGGGATTGTCCACCCAGCCCATGAGGTAGGCCTCAGTCGTCTCAAGTAAGCGCGCAATCATGGATACCTTCTTTAAAGGGATATCAGTGACGCCAAGCTCAACCTTATTAATACTGGATTTTGACTTATACCCCATCCGACGAGCAAGTTCTTCTTGGGTTATGTTTAATGCTTCTCTTCTTAATTTGATCCTATCTCCAACTTTCGACATTTGAATAAACCTCCTTGCTTAGGACTATTATAATACCGTGGTCAATAATATTCAACTTTTTTGAATGTTATAGTTGACATTTATTCTACGCGTGCTTTATACTCTTCTTGTGTAGAAAAATATTCAACCCAATATAGAAAGGAGGGCAGTCGTGACTGATACGCAATTACTTCGTAAACGCATTGAAAAAAGCGGCTTTAAGATGCAATACATTGCGAAAATGCTCGGAATTTCAAGGTTTACTCTGCTCCAGAAGATAGAAAACAAAAGTGATTTTCGGGTTTCTGAAGTGGAAGCGCTGTGCAACCTCTTGGGGATTGATTCCTTAGAGGAAAAGAACTGCATTTTTTTTGCTCAATTAGTAGAAAAATAATCTACTAACTAAAACTAAAGGGGGTTCGAAATGAAGAAGTTGATTATATCGCTGCTGATGGCAGCAGTCCTGGCAACAGTACCCGCCCAGGCTGCAGAGACCTGTGAAGAGGATCCTTACATCTGGATCCAGGAAGGAGATGAGACATACTGCTATATCTTCGGATCCTATGATGAGGCCCACATGCTGACCGGCTGGCACCAGATTGAAGGTGAGCTCTACTGGTTCGAAGACAGTGACTTCTCCGATGACCGTCCTATTGGATCCATGGCCAAAAACGAGTGGGTAGATCTTAATGACATGTCCTGCCATTTTGACTTATCTGGCCGTCTGGATGAATGGAGGGTAGGCCTCGAATAAAACATGAATATGCGAGCGAAGGCGTTCTGTAACTGCCTGTGGCGTTATAGATAGATCATTCAACGTGCTGTGATCTAAGACCTTTGCCATGACCATATTAGGGGCTGGGCAGGTTAGCACCATACCTACATTTGCCTGGTCCCGTCTCGGGCAGTAGCTCAGATGGAAGAGCTCCGGCTGTGAAAGGCTGGGAAGATGAACAAGTTAGCCATTGTTCTGCGCAGGTTCGATTCCTGCCGGCCCGACTATAAGCATTTAAAGAGAGGAGGAAAGAAACTATGAATCTTATGATGATCGGCGCAGTGGTCGGTATCTTTGTCTGTCTGACATTCATTTTCTTACAGATCATTGGCGCGATTCGCAGCTGGAGGTGGAGACGCCTCCAGGCAGAAAGAGACAGGGCCCTGAGGGCATACCAGAAGCGCTGGATCTATTGGGGCGATCTGACGAATCTGAAAGCCAAATAATAATATGCCATGCGGCGGGAAGAGTCACAGCAACCACAACCTCTTTTACGGGATCCCACGGAAATCCCTGCTGCATGGCGGGAAGGAGGAGCATGACAAGAAAACAGGAAATAGCTAATAAGCTGGCGGAGGCCCTGAAGCTGACAGAAGCCTGCAGGGACATGGTTGGGATCACTATTTCGGATGATGAGGAATATGCCTTTGTAGTGTTCAAGAATGGCTATTCCAGGAAAGTATGCATTGCTGCAGACAGCGGCATAGCCCTGATCAGAGACATCTGCAGCAGGCTGTAGATCGGAAGCGGCCTGCCGATAGGCGGCCCAGAACGTATATCTCACACGCAAGGAGGTACACATGAAGAAATTTGTCAATAAGATCGACCTGAGAGAAATGATCAGGCGCCGGTGCGTGTCCATGGGGATCCCGGCCACGGAGTTCCAGGAGCGCACCGGCATTAAACCTCGGACCTATTACAGACGCCTGAAGCATCCGGGGGAGATTACCCTGGATGAGCTGCACCGGATCTGCCTGGTGGCCCATTTCGATGATGCGGAGGTGGCTACCATTGTGCATGCCGCTTCCAGATAGGAGGAACGATGGAGCAACCATATGGTCCGGTGACATTCACCGTAGATCTGGGCAATGACGTCACTATCACCGTAACGGACCATACCATAGCCTGCGAGAATGCCGCCAGGCTGGCAAGGGAGACGGGACAAGATGTCGATGTGATCGTGACTTTTGAAAGGTATGGTTCCGGATACATCCTGAGACACACGCCAGGAGGAGAAGTCAGCAGGCTCTCCAGATTAAGGAGCGGAAAGTGATTATTAACGTATATCGGTGCACATGTGGCGCATGGCCAAAAAGGAAATTTCGGAGAGGACGGGGCGGCAACAGAAGATACTATGCCGTCCTGACCTGTCCGAACTGCGATGAAAAAGTAGAAGCAAGCTCCGAGGAGTATTACAATTTCGCGCTCCGGAAGGCAGCAGTCCTCTGGAACGCCAAAAGAAAAGTTCCATCAGAGTAGGTTGATTAAAGGAGGTACACCTATGTCGGCACACACATTCAAGAGCAACAAAGAGCGGGAAGACTTCATCAAGGATTACAGGAAGTGGGGAGAGTGGTTCCATGAGCCTCATACAGAGGCCACATATTATAAGACGAACCTGTCAAAGGGCTATGCCATAGTCGTGGCCGAGCATGCCGTCACCAGAGTGGACTGGGCAAATTACAGGCCCACACAGGGGACAAATCCGCTCACTTATGAATCGGTAGATCTCTCATATTATCTGCTGGATCCCAATAAGCATTTTCATGACTGCAGGGCCTCAAAGACCGCCCTGATCAAGTTCCTTAAAGATGAATACTCTCCCAAGGAGGAGCAGGCGGCATGTTCATGATAAAGTATGCCGGCTTTGATCCGGAAAGCATTGCGGCCATTAAGCCGGGGGCCTGGATGAGCCAGTCCAAGGGCGTTCCTGTCTATGGTGTCATCGTCTACCTGAAAAGCGGCAGCACTGTGACAGTAGAGTCAGATGATGAAGGCTCTGCTTATCTGGAATCAGGGAAAGCCATGAAGGAATGGCAGGAGGGACTGGCAGCAGGCGCCCAGCAGGAGAAGACCGGTCTGATCAAGCACCTTCTCCAGGTCTCTTCACGTATTGAGGACAGGCAGGTCGAGATCAAGAAGAAAGAGGATAAGCTCTCCAGAGACCTGAAGGCCCTGGAGAAGAAACTGGAGGCGATAGGTGGAGTACAGAGAGCATGATTATACAGCTCTCCCTGACAACCTGAAGGAGTCGGCCATGCAGGCGGATTCTATCTGGGGACAGGCATACAGGGATATGGAGTATATAGGATCCCTGATCAAAGGCCCTGATCTGGACGGCTGGTATGATTGCATGGATTTCTTTTATGACAAAGACAGGAGCATGTTCTGGCATGGCCGATACTTCTATATTGACCGATGGGGAGAAATGATCTTCGTACCATCATCAGTCAGACTGTTCGGCAGGCAGATTCCTGCATGGGAGCATGCCGGAAAGGATAAGAAAGGAAAGTGATATGGCGGAATTGGCAACCGGTTACTGCAAATATTGTGGAAGCCCGGTCATGATCCGGGCAAAAGCAGGGCAAAGTCAGGAGGAGATGGACAAGACAGCAACTGACAAGTGTACTTGCGCACCTGCAGATCTAGCCAGGAAACGCAGGCGCCAGAGAGATAAATGCAAAGATGACATCAATAAGATCTGTGGGGACACTTATCCTGCGGCGGCAGCAGTCCTGGAAGATGCGATTGAGCCGATCCAGAGCGGGATCCTGTCAGGGGCCAGCGTGATGACTACGGATGGAATCCGGATCGGGATAAAGCTGTCAAAGGATGGTATCAAGACCTCTCTGGAGTTCAAGAAGAAAACTGAGAGGCTCGCATAACGCATATATTAGGAAACAATGGGACCCGGCAGCTGAGGCTGTCGGGTATTTGACACAGGGCAGGCATACATCTTATCCGTCCTCGTAATGGGTATTAACTTTAGGGACACAGCCAAGGGGTGCGGTCATGAAAAAGCACTACGATGATTATGACTATGAAGAGGCATATGAGAAGGCACAGGAGAACCTGGAAGCGGCTGAGCTGGAGAGGATCCGGAAGGCCAGGCACAGGAATGTATGCTACAGGACTACCACCACCAGATGTGGCCCGGAGAGAGTAGAGGTGGATATCTATCCTTCCTTCGGATCCAGAAGGGACATGCCCAGGACCAGGAGGGGAAGAGAGTCGAGAGCTGCCCAGAAGAACCTCAACGAGAAGAGGGCCAGGAGATACCTTGTGCAGTTGGCCTGTACCAATTTCGGCAAGGATGACTACTGGGCCACCTTCACCTATGACAAGGCCCATCTGCCGGAGACCATAGAGGGATGCCAGAGGACCTTTGCCAATTTCATGAAGAGGGTGAACAGGAGAAGGAAAAAGAAGGGACTGCCCAATGCCAGGTATATCGTGATCACTGAGCACAGCGGAGTCAGGGCCCATCACCATGTCCTGATAGACGGAGATTTATCGCGTGATGAGCTGGAAGATCTGTGGAGTGCCGGCACCAGGAACAACATCCGCAGGATCTCTCCGGATGAGGACTTCCAGATCGAGGGCATAGGCAGATACATAGGCAAGCAAAAGAAGGCAGCCAAGAAGAGGTGGAGCCGGTCAAAGGGGAACCTGAAAGAGCCGGTAGTTACCAGGTCATACTTCAAGTTCACGAAGCGCAGGGTGGAGCGGATGGTCAGGGACCAGGACTGTCTGCAGGAGCAGATCCGGAAGTCATATCCTGGCATGAAGCTGCTGGACACACAGGTCAGGGTGAATGATGTGAATGGAGGATATTACATCTACGCCAGGTTAAGGAGGTATTGATGATAAAGGTGATACTGGGGATACTGACAGCGATGGGCATAGCAGAAGTGGCCGGCGTGTCATTGGCACTCATAAGAGGAGACCGGTCTGACCATGATCGCCAGCTGTCGGACAGAGAGCAGATGGAGTATCTGCAGAAGTGGAGGGAAACACGTGAGAATGCAGAACATGAAGGCCAATGAGACCACAGAGCAGATCAAGCTGTTCAACTGGGCCAAACACAACCAGGCGTTTATTCCGGAGCTGGGGCTTATGTTCCATGTCCCGAATGAAGGAAAGAGGACCAGGACATCAGCGAGCATCTTGAAGGCTGCAGGCCTGAGATCAGGGATACCGGATATCTGTCTGCCGGTATCACGCAGGGGATACCATGCCCTTTACATAGAGCTCAAGTTCCGGGATGGAAGGACATCGAAGGAGCAGAAGAAGATGATCGGCAGACTGCAGGCGGAGGGCAATGCAGTCTATGTTTGCTATGGATTTGAAGAGGCCAGGGAGGTGATCCGCCACTATCTTGCACGCGCAGAAGGCTTTGACCTGGTTAATTGTGAGGAGGCGCTTAAAGTGTTCGATAAGTGTGACGGCTTCCAGGACTGGGAGTCTGTTCCCTGCCGGCACTGCAGTTACTATGCGCACTCCGAGACAGGAGGCAAGAGTGGAAGACAGGACGTGGGCAGAACTGAATAAGGTGCAATACACAGCGCGTCTGATCAGGCGTAAGCAGATAGAGCTTCAGGAACTGCGTGAGGTAGCCGGATCGACACCGGCAGTATCTGCAGATCAGGAAGGAGGAGGCGGGAACGGTGACAGGACCAGTGCTCTGGCCATCAGGATCGTGCAGACAGAAGAGCAGATCAGCAGGCTGCAGGACAGGATCGTCACGCAGATAGATGATCTCAATATCAAGATAGCCTGTCTGCCTGATGAGATGGAGCAGCATATCCTGAGCCTGCGCTTCATCGGCCACATGAAGTTCAAGGACATAGCAGATGAGATAGGGCACAGCGAGAGACAGATGTTCAGGATCTATGACAGAGCTGTCCAACATTTTACCCAGCAGCTGAAAGATGTCAGTGAATGTCAGTAAGCCTGTGTGCTATGTTGTAAGCGTAACGAATCGGGCGGATGAGTTGCATATAGACAGAGGGCGCAGGCAGCGGGCTTGCGCTACGGTCAGCTGAGCAGCTGGCCCGGGACAGGCTGAGCAGGCCTGTCCCTTTTCATTGGAGCGATATGCAGCATGAAGGAATTTGCGGCAGCATTCTACAACAGCACAGCGTGGAAGAAAGCCAGGAGGCTGTACATCCAGCAGAGGATAGAGATAGACGGCGGACTGTGTGAGGAATGTCATGAGGCACTGGGGTACATCGTTCATCACAGGCAGGAGCTGACACCAGAGAACATTCATGATCCTCATATCTCATTGGATCCAAAGAACTTCGAGTATGTCTGCAAGGATTGTCATGACAGGTTCGCAGGTCATTGGATAGGGCCGGGCAGGCCAAGAGAAATAAAAAGATTTGTCTTCGGTCCGGACGGCGAGCCGATACCCGCAGGCCCCCCCTAATTTGATTTTCAGATCTCCGCCCTCACACCGCGCCAGGACATACATCATGTTGAGTGGACGTATCTGGATTTTTTGGAAAATAAAGAAAGCTGTCTGACAATTCATTAAGATGTAGCGATTTGGAAGGAGGTGGAAAGAGATGCCGCGAAAACCGACCCCGGAACAGCAGAAAAAGAAGATCCTCCGGGAAGCCGAGAAACATGGAGTCGAATCCAACTATCTCTTTTCGACCACATTCCACAGATATGAACGGCAGCTGAAGATTCTGGAGGATCTGGAGCGGACGATAGAGGAAGGGGACACTCTTGTGACCAAGGAATATGTCAAAGGCCGCGAGAATGTCTACACGAATCCTGCTATAGCTGAATACAACAAAACTGCGACAGCCGCGAACAATACAGCGGCGACTCTGATCAAGATCATTAAGGAGCTGAGGGAGACAGAGGACAGCAAACAGTCAACGGATGAATTTATGGCGTTCATCCAGGGCGGTATCAAAAAATGACAGACCTGGAGCTTTATTTCACAGGAATCCTTGACGGAAAAATTGTTGCCTGCGACAAGATGAAGCAGATTTCTGAGAAGCTCCTGAATGATCTTGCCAGTCCGCAGAAATATCATTTTGATGAGCAGATAGCGCAGAGGCATATAGACTTCATCCAGCGATTCTGCAAACAGCCATCCGGAAAGCTGGGCGTGCCTTTGAATCTGGAACTTTTCCAGCGGGCAAGGTTCCAGGCCATATTCGGATTCGTCGATGACACTGACATCCGCAGATACAATGAGGTTCTTATCATCGAAGGTCGTAAGAACGGGAAGACAACAGAGACCGCGGCCATAGAGCTCGACCTGCTCTGCAATGATGGGGAAGGAGCTCCCCAGATCTATAATGTGGCCACCATGCTGGATCAGGCCAAATTAGGATTCAACGCTGCGGAAAAGATGCGGAGGCAGTCGCCTATGCTGTCTAAGCATCTCAGGAAGCGGGCAGTAGATATCTACTGCCCTTACAATATGGGATTCATCAAGGCCCTGGCCAGCAACACGAACAGCCTGGACGGACTTGACACCCATGGGGCGGCCATAGACGAACTGGCAGCCATCAAGAACCGTGACCTGTACGACCTGATCAAACAGTCAATGGGAGCCAGACGCCAGCCTCTCCTGTTCACGATCACGACGAACGGATTTGTCCGGGAAGGCATATTCGATGCCCAGTACAAATACGCATCCGGCGTTCTGGATGGGACCATAGAGGACGAACACTTCCTGCCATTCATCTATGAGCTGGACGATATCAAAGAATGGACCGACGAATCCTGCTGGATGAAGGCGAATCCGGGATTAGGCACGATCAAGTCCTATGATTACCTCCGACAGATGGTAGCCAAGGCCCTGCAGGACGAGAGCTTCAAGCCCACGGTATTGGTCAAAGATTTCGACATGAAACAGACGGCGACAGCCGCCTGGCTGAGGTACGAAGACTTCGCCAATGCGGAGACTTTTGAAATGTCGGGATTCAAGTACGGCATAGGCGGTTTTGACGCGGCGGATTCCATTGACCTGAACGCTGCCAAAGCGCTCTGCATGAAGCGTGATGATCCGCATATCTATGTCCGTCAGATGTACTGGATCCCGCAGAAGGTCCTTGATGATCAGGCCCTGAGCGGCAGCAGGCAGGGCCGGGACAATGTCCCGTATCAGCTCTGGAAGGACCAGGGCCTGCTCCGGACCGTAGAAGGCCGGAAGGTCGATAAAAAAGTGATCCTTGACTGGTTCTGCGAGCTCCGGGACAAGGAAGACCTGTACATCCTCTACATCGGCTATGACCCATGGCACGTAGATGACTCACTGCTCCGGGCTTTTAAGGACGAATTCGGTGAGAAGTCCATGATCCCGATCCGGCAGGGAGTCATAACGCTGAGCCAGCCGATGAAGGACCTGAAGGCAGATCTGCAGGCAAGATTAGTCATTTACAATGACCACCCGATAGACAAATGGTGTTTCTTCAACACCAGTGTAAAGACAGACGTCAACGGCAACATACAGCCCGTTAAGGGGCTGGACAGCAGAGACAGGATTGACGGCACCCTGGCCCTTCTGGACGGTTACAAAGTCCTGAAAGACAAGATGGCGGAGATTCAGTCAATGATTTAGGTGTATTGATGGGAATCAGAGGTTTAATCACACGAAAATTCATGAACGTGGCCACGCAGACGGCCTTCCGGATGATCACGGAGCAGGGGAATTCATATGTATCCTGGGACGGCAGGATCTATGATTCTGACGTCGTCAGGTCATGCATCCGGCCTTTTGCCACAGCTGTAGGCAAGCTGACAGCCCAGCACGTCCGCCGGTCAGCTGAGACAATAACCGTGAATCCGGATGCGTATATGCGCTTCCTTCTGGAAGAGCCAAATCCTTACATGTCCGGCCACGTCATGCAGGAGAAGCTGGCCTGCCAGCTGATGCTCAACAACAACGCCTTCTGTCTGATCGTCAGGGACGAAAATGGCCTGCCGCAGCAGCTCTATCCGATCCCGGCGGTCATGGCAGAGGCTGTATATACGCCCTCCGGCCTTTTCCTGAAATTCACGTTCCTGAACGGCAAGATCAACTCATTCCCGTATTCTGAGGTCCTGCATCTCCGAAGGGACTTTAACAACAATGACCTGTTCGGGGAGCATCCGCAGAAGTCACTGGCGCCGCTCATGGAGGTCATCAATGTGACGGATCAGGGCATGATCAATGCGGTCAAGAATTCAGGCATAATCAAATGGCTGCTCAAATACTCCACGCCGCTGAGGCCGGAAGACCTGAAGAAGAACGTCCAGGATTTTGTCGACAACTACCTGTCGATCTCCTCCAGCACCTTCGGGGCAGCGGGCGTTGACGCCAAGGCGGAAGCCATCCGGATCGAGCCGAAAGACTATGTCCCTGGCGCTGATCAGATGGAGGCGACGAAACAGAGGATCTATGCGTTCTTCAACACGAACGATAAGATAGTCCACTCGAACTACACGGAAGATGAGTGGACCTCATACTTTGAAGCGGTCGTCGAGCCCCTGGCCGTACAGATGTCAGATGAGTTCACCCGGAAGCTGTTCTCCAGGCGGGAACGGGGATACGGGAATAAGATCTATTTTGACGCGGCGAATCTGCAGTGCGCGTCACTGCAAACCAGGCTGCAGCTCCAGGCCATGGTGGACCGCGGAGCCCTGACGCCGAACGAATGGCGCGCAACATTCAACCTGTCCCCTGTGGAAGGCGGTGACCAGCCTATCCGAAGGCTTGATACAGAAGTCGTTAACCAGCTGACCGGCCTCATGACCTCCATGACGCTGGACAATGCTGTTGACATAAAACAGCAGGTACTTGCGATCCTGCAGAAAGGAGGTGGAGATGCCTAAACAGATCAATGTAAAAGGCCCGATCGTAAGCAACAACGACGGCCGTTTTTATCGCTGGCTCGGCTATGAGGCCTGTTCTCCAGGTGACATCATCAAGGCCCTGGAAGAAGCGAACGGGGATGATGTGGAGGTCCATATCAACTCCGGCGGTGGCGATGTGACAGCCGGCTCAGAGATCTATACCGCACTTCGGAATTACTCCGGAAGAGTCATGGTCAAGATCGTGGGCAGGGCCGCGTCCATGGCCTCGGTCATCGCGGAAGCCGGGGAATCCGAGATCAGCCCGACAGCACATTTCATGATCCATAATGTGCAGACATACGCCGGCGGGGATTACAGGACTTTCGAAAAAACGGCCAGCGCCCTGAGATCTCTGAATCAGTCCATCATGTCTGCTTACATCGCCAAGACAGGCAAGACGGCAGAAGAGCTCCAGGCCATGATGGACAGGTCTACCTACCTATCCGCGCAGGAAGCAGTGGCAGAAGGGTTCGTGGACAAGGTCATGGAATTCGACAGCGGGCAGGAGGAAGTCCTGGCCGTCGCCGATGACGGAAGCGGCATGATCCCGGAGCCGGTCATGGCCAAGATTAGGGCCCTAATTGAAGACAAGATGAAGGATCCGGAAACACCGGACCCGAGAGCGGCAGCACAGGCAAGATTAGATCTTCTCAAATTACGGACAGTTTGAGAAGATGATTTTTTCAAGGAGAGAAAGAATGAACAAGAAGCAGTACGAAGAAAAGAGAGCAAAACTGCTGGCAGAGGCACAGGCCCTGATCGAAGCCGGCAAGATCGATGAGGCGAATAACAAGATGGCGGAGATCTCCAAACTGGATGAGTCATTCCAGGCGGCCGCCAAAGCGATGGCGAACCTGCAGGCCATGCAGAACGCTCCCGCAGCGATCGGCGAATATGGTGCCGGGGCTGCCTTCGGCCAGCCGGCCGATGCAGACGGCGAGAACATGTATGACTCCATCGAGTACAGGACCGCTTTCATGAATTTAGTCCTCAAAGGGACGCCCATCCCGGACAAGTTCCGCAATACAGAAGGCCCCACAAAGACCACAGACATCGGGTCCGTCATCGCACCTGTCGTCGTGAACCGGATCATCGAAAAGATGGAATCTATCGGTATGATCCTGCCACTGGTCACCAAGACATCTTATGCGCCCGGCGCCTCAGTCCCGACTTCCGCCGTCAAGCCGGAAGCGACCTGGGTGGCTGAAGGTGGTACATCCACCAAGCAGAAGAAGACCACCAGCTACGTCGACATCAAGGGCTATAAGCTGCGCTGCGCAGTCTCCATGACTCTGGAAGCCTCTGTCATGTCCCTGCCGATCTTCGAGACGATCTTCGTGAAGAACGTATCCGAAGCGATGGTCAAAGCGAAAGAGGATGCCTTCATCAATGGTAATGGCACCGGAAAGCCTAAGGGCATCCTTGCAGAGACGGTCGAGACCGGCCAGGAGATCATCCTTGCAGGCGCTGTGCCCACATATGATGAGCTGGTAGAGATCGAGGCAGCAGTCCCCTCCGCTTACGAGAACGGCGCTGTCTGGAACATGACCAAGAAGACATTCATGAAGTTCGTGGGAATGACCGACGAGCAGGGGCAGCCCATCGCGCGGGTCAACTATGGCATTGATGGCAAGCCCCAGCGCTACCTTATGGGGCGCGAAGTCCTGTGCAACGATTACATGTACACCCTGGGTGCGACTGGATCCACAGGAAAGGTCGTCGCCTTCATCTACAACTGGGCGAACTACATGTACAACACCAATTATGCGATGACGATCAAGCAGTACGAGGACAATGACACCGAGGACCAGGTCACCAAGGCCGTCGAGATCTGTGATGGCAAGTCCCTGGACAACTATGGCCTGGTCACTGTAAAGGCCCCTGCTTCTTACTCATAATCCAGGCTGACAGGAGGTAATGGAGATGGCGTTAACGCTTACGACCACAGCGGAGCAGCTCCGCAGAATGGTCAGGGTATCCACCAATAAGCTGGATCAGGACCTGGCAGGCTTTAAGCAGGCCTTCCTGACGCGCCTTGAAATGACCGGTGTGGATACGATCCCGGTGGGTGATGAGCTCGTCATCTCCTGCCTGCAGCTCTATCTCCGCTGGATGATCAACTATAACGGAGAAGCAGAGCGGTACCACCAGAACTTTCTGGAGCTGGAAGATTCCATGCGGAAGTCTTCCAGATACCACATCTTTGAAGAATCGGAGGAGGAGAATGAGGAAAGTTGACGATAAGAACAGCATCTGCTATCTGATCAGCCAGACTTCCAATGAAGACTCCTCTGGTTTTAAGACACTGACAGAGGTCAGGACCGAGGTGTGGTGCAGCGTGGAATCAATTACACAGACAGAGTACTTCGAAGCCGGCAGGAGCAAGCTGAAAGCCGAGCACAGGCTGACAGTCAACATTGATGATTATGGCGGCCAGCGCATTGTGGAGCTGGATGGCAGCAGGTACGGGATCTACAGGACGTTCAGACCGTCTGCAGATGAGATCGAGCTGTATCTTGAAGATAAGGCGGGATTATAATGGCACAGTTTGAGATTCGCGGGATGGATGACTTTATCAAGGACCTGAGTTCCTGGGATGTAGACCGGCTCGCTCCCTTGATGCTGGAGGAAGCAGCAGTGCCTCTTGAGAAGAATGTCAGGGCTGAGTCGGCCAAGCACCACAGGACAGGAGACATGGAAGGATCCGTCAAAAAGACCGGCGCCAGACTGGGCGCATCAGGATCCTACTACATTTGCGTAAGGCCCACCGGCAAGGACCATAAGGGTATCAGGAACATGGAGAAAATGGCATATGCCGAATATGGCACCAGCAAACAGCCGGCCACTCCGATCCTGACACCAGCTGTCCACAGATCGGAGGAAGCTGTGTATAGAGCCATGCAGGATGTGTATGACAGGGAGACCGGGAAATGAATGCGTTTGAGAAGATCCGAACGATAGCAGAAGCGGAAGGCATGCACGCCTTCCTGGACAGATATGTGCCTGAGCACCATCCGGAACTGGGGACCCTGGACAGATGGGTGACCTATAACACTGCGGATGATCGCGGCGCTCTGTTCGGCGGAGATGGGGCCCAGGAGAATGTCCTGTCCATGCAGATCCATGTATATCTGCCGGAGCATGAGGACTATCTGGACCTGAAGAAACGGATCCGGAAGAGCCTGTCTGATGCAGACTTTACCTGGCCGGTCATCACCGTGGAAACAGAGGAGGAACACAGAGTCAGACATATAATTTTTGAGTGTGACATTGAGGAGGAAGAATAACAATGGCATATGTTGGTTTTAGAACAATTAAAGTAGCCAGCAGGACAGGCGCCAAGACCTATGGTGAATCCGCGGCCTGCGGTAAGCCGATCAGCGTTTCTGTAAGCCCGAATTATGCAGAAGGATCCCTGTACGGCGGAGATGTCGTAGCAGAATCCGACCGCGAATTCACCAATGCTACAGTTACCCTGGGCACCACATATCTGCCCACAGCGATGGCCAATATCATGTTCGGCCATACCGTGGCAGAAGAGCAGATCGATTACAATGCCTTCGATGAAGTACATTATGTCGGGGTAGGCATGACGGCTCCCAAGAAGATCGACGGCGTCAAGAAGTACGAGGGCACGTTCCTCTACAAAGCTAAATTCAATGAGCCTGAAAAGGCCTACGAGACCAAGGGAGATTCCATCACCTACAACACTCCTTCCTTCGAGGGCGCGGCTGAGGCGGAAGATGATGGCGCCTGGCAGAGAGTCAAGACCTTTGACACACAGGCAGAAGCTGAGGCATGGGTAGACAGCATGTTCGCGGGCACTGCAGACAGCTCTGGCACATCCGGAAACGGAGGCACATCCGGAAACGGAGGCACATCCGGAAACGGAGGCACGTGAGTCATCAGACCATAATATGATTTGTTACGGAGGACGGCCAATCTGGCCGTCCTCTTTTGGAGGTTTTAATGTTCTACGAAAAAGAGATGACAAGGGTCACTATCAACGGCAGGGACCTGCCTGTCAAATGTGATATCTGCGTCCTGGAAAAGCTGCAGGATATGTTCAAAGATCTGATCAGAGTACAGGACGGCCTGCAGGGCTTTGTCCAGGTCAAGGACAAGGACGGACAATGGGCCACATCTGTAGACAAAGATGGCAATATGACCAGGACAGGATACCTGACAAGGCCCAATGTCAAGACCACATTCACTGCCTTCGCCTTCATGGTTCAGGAAGGCCTGGAAATCGAGGGATCCCCTGAAAAAGTAGATATTAAAGAGCTCATGAGGCAGGAAGACTATACGCTGGAAGAGATTGCGGAGATCTGCCTGCAGGAGTATAACAGGACATTCCAGTCAAAAAACTCCCAGACCACGCAGAAATCGGATTCAGAGACTGTACCCGCCGAGAGCTGAAACTGGATTATGCGTGGATATGCTTCATAGGCATGCAGATGGGTTATACGGAGCAGGCCGTAGGGCGGATGGCCTACGGCAAGTTCGCGGAGCTCTTTGAAGTCTATAAAAAGATTCATAACACACAGGTAAAGAAGATGATTTACATAGAACCGGAGCAGCCGGTTTCTATGATGGATGTATAAGACATGGCACAGAAGAAAATAGGAGCCATCATTAAACTGGATGGCGAAAAAGAATACAGGCAGGCGGTGACGGCATGCACCAAATCTGTGACCATGATGCGGTCAGAGATGAAGCTGGTCACGGCAGAGACTGCCGGCAATGCTAATTCCCTGGAAAGCCTGTCCAAAAAGCATACAGTCCTGCAGAAGGCTCTGAAGCTGTCGCAGGAGAAACAGGATGCCGTCCAGCGCGGCTTGCAGCATGCGCAGGATGATTACGCCAAGATCGGTAGACAACTGGAAGAATACAGAAATGCAGCGAAGGATGCGCAGCTGGTCCTGGATGAGCTGACAGCCTCCGGAACGGCATCAGATGAAGAGATCCAGGCCCAGACAGAGTATGTGGCCAGCCTCAATGCTGCAGTCAGCCAGGGCGAGGAGGCTTATGAGAAAGCCGGTGCCAGGGTAAAAGACTGGGAGACCAGGCTGAACAATGCTAAGGTCGAGACTATCAATGCCAATTCGGCCGTCAATGAGAATGCGGGTCTGATGAAAGAGGCAGAGGAGGCTTCTGATGGATGCGCTCACTCCATTGATGAATATGGGAAGAAAGTAAAGCAGGCTGGCAACGCGGCAGACGATTCAGCAGCGTGTACAGCTTCATTTGCGGATTCACTTACAAAGTTACAGATTGCAGAAATTATCTCTGGCTACCTGGATAAGGTGACAGATGCAGCCATAGAATTAGCTTCTGCGAGTTATGAAGCCGCCCAGGAACTGGATGACAGCTATGACATCATCATCACCAAGACAGGAGCCTCCGGAGACGCCCTGGATGATCTCAGCGCCCAGGCGGATGACCTTTTTGGCTCCATGGCCGTAGATGCTGCAGATGTCGGTGCCGCCATCGGAGAGGTAAATACCAGGTTTCACCAGACAGGGGATGAGCTGGAGGACACAGCAGGGCTTTTCCTGAAATTTGCACAGATCAATGAGACGGATGTAGCGGGATCTATCGACCAGATAGACCGACTTATGGACCAGTTTGGGGTAGATGCCTCCGAAACAGGCAATGTATTAGGACTGCTCACAAAAGAGGCCCAGAGCACCGGAATCGGCATGGATCAGCTCATGTCGAGCATCGACAGCAACAGCGCTACCCTACAGGATCTGGGCTTCGGATTAGCAGAATCCGCTGACCTGTTGGCGAAATTTGAAGCGAATGGTGTTGATGCACAGGCGGCCGCTAAAGGCCTGAAGACTGCTGTCCAGAACGCTGCCTCAGAGGGCCTGGATGCGCGAGATGTTTTGGAGCAGACCATCACATCCATCCAGAACGCGAAAACGGAGACAGAAGCCATCCAGATTGCTGCCAACACCTTCGGGACCAAGGGTGCCCAGGTCATGGCCAGGAGCATACGGGATGGCCGGATTAATCTGGATGATCTGACAGCCTCCATGGACGCGTATGGTTCGGTGGTGACGGATACATATATGGCCACGCAGGACCCCTGGGACAGGATGACGGTCTTGACCAATAATTTGAAACTGGCGGGATCCAATCTGGCCGGAGAGTTCCTTGACATGCTGGCGCCGACCATAGAAGACGTCACAGAGCTGGTGCAGAAAGGGACGAAAGCCTTCAAAAAGCTCCCGCAGCCAATCAAACAGGTGACAGCGGTCGTTGTGGCTGTAGGAGCGGCAGCAGGTGTGGCGGGTCCTAAGATCTTACAGCTGTACAAGACCATTGAGATCCTCAAAGAAGCCTCTGCTGTAAGCAAGACCCTGAAGGCGCTGACAACAGAGAAGACCGTATTAACGGCTGCTACCGAAGCCGCTACCGTAGCCACCGAGGCAGAATCGGTAGCGACAGGAGGAGCGACAGCAGCCGCAGAAGGGATGACAGTCGCCCAGACGACCCTTAATACAGCTATGATGGCCATGCCACTGGTGGCTGTGATCGCAGGCCTGGGAGCCATGGCTGTAGCATTTACAGCAGCAAAAAATAAAGCACTGGAAGAGAATGAACAGCTCCAGAAGCTGTCCAAAACTTCTGACAATATGGTGGATTCCCTTGAATCTGCCACAGACGCCCTTAACGGGACAATGGAATCCGTTACCGACAATGTTGATACTGTCAAAGCCCATGCGGAAGTCACGGACGACCTTGTAGACAGGCTGTACCAGCTGGAGGGCCAGTCAAGCCGGACGGCCGCTGAGCAGGCAGAGATGGAATCCATTGTCGGACAGCTCAATACGATGTATCCGGAGCTGAGCCTGTCGATCGATAAATCGAACGGCAAGCTAAACAAGGGCAAGAAAGAGATCAAAGAATACTGCGACAATGCCGAGAAGATCGCCCTGATCAAAGCCTATGCCAAAGCGGCAGAGGAAGGGTATCAGGCCCTGATAGAAGCGCAGGTAGAGGTCAAAAAGGCATCGAAAGACCTTGAAACCGTCCAGACGGAAGTCAATGAGTTGCAGGCCAAATATGACCAGGCCGTAGCAGACTCCACAGACGCCCAGGCTGGATATAAGGGCGCTACACAGGCGTCCACGGCCGAAGTCATCGAAGCCGGGAATGCCCTGCAGGCTGGAAAAGAAAAACTGAAAGAGGCGACCGCGGCACAGGATGAAGCGGAAGAAGCTGTCCGGTCTGCACAGGAAACGGTCGACGCATACAAAGCGGCCGAAGAGGAACTGACCGAAGCTGTAACGGGCAATACCGACGCGACAAACGAAAATGCCCAGGCGCAGGGTGAAAATCAGTCGGCCCAGCAGGCGTCTATCGAGAAGGCCGGGGAATCTTATACTGCATACCAGAATCTGTCAGCAAGCCAGCAGCAGATGGCGGTGGATTTCACCAACCAGGTTACATCGATGACCAGTAACATCCAATCGGCGCTTGAAAGCCAGATGAACATGTTCGAGGAATTTGACGCCGGTACGGCCATGTCCACAGAACAGATGCTGGCGAATATGCAGTCCCAGATCGATGGAGTGACCCAGTGGGAGCAGAACCTGGCAGAACTGGCCGATAAAGGCATTAACTCTGACCTGCTCCAGAAGCTGTCCGCTATGGGCCCGGAAGGCGCGGCCTACGTCCAGACATTCAATAACATGTCCACAGAAGAGCTGGCCCAGGCGAATGAGCTGTGGACACAGTCTCTGGATATCCAGGGAATGTCCAACCAATGGGGACAGGAGCTGCAGACAGCAGGCGCGGAGAACATTGCTGCCGGAATGAATGGCCTCACAGAGGTCATGCAGGCGGCTGGTGCAGATACAGTCATGGGACTGGTGAATGGAGTCCAGAGCGCTGCGGCTGAGGCACAGGCAGCAGGACTGGATCTGGGCGTGAACACGGTCAACTCCATCGATACAGGTCTGGGTGTATCCTCGCCTTCGTGGAAGACCACACAGTCAGGCATGTTTCTGGACATGGGACTGGCCAACGGAATGACGAATGGTCTGGGGCTGATCGTAGCGGCGGCCGGCAGGCTGACGACAACGATCAACACATCTGTAAACTCGACGATAGCAAGGAATGTAGGCATATACAGAACAGCGGGCCTGAGGGTATCTCAGGGCCTCCAACAGGGCATGATCAGCGGCCAGCCTCTTGTCATGATGGCAGGCATGACGATCGCCCAGACAGCCACAACGACTGTCCAGAATACAGTGAATGCCCAGTTGCCGCTGGTCAGGTCTGCCGGATTAGGAGTAGGATCCGCGCTGGCGTCAGGACTGAATGACGGCAAGTCAGAAGTGGCTGGGGCAGCGTCATCTCTGGGAGGATCTGTATCGAGTGCGAAAGACGTAGTCCGCAGCTATTATGACGACATGTACTCCGCTGGCAAATACCTTGATTCCGGTCTTGCGAACGGTATCCGGGACGGAAAGAGCGGCGTTGTCAATGCAGCGGCGGAAGTGGTCAGAGCGGTCGTATCCACAGCAAGATCAGGACTGGACGTTGCGTCGCCTTCGAAAGTCGGTATCTGGCTCGGACAGATGTGGGATGCAGGTATCGCAGGCGGCGTCGCCAAGGGGGCCGGGATGATCGAAAACGCTGTCAAAGGATCCCTTGATCCTATGACCAGGCCTGTTGAGACATCCACACTGACATCTCTGGAACACAGCATTAACACGAACATGAGCAGATCTTCCATGGCTGGCATGGAGGGGCTGATCTATGAGGCTGTTAAAGCCGGAATGAGAGACGCGAACATTGGCATCTATCTGCAGGACCGCCTGGTCGGCAGGTCGTTAAGAGATATGGGGGTGGCTTTCGGATGATAAAAATCACATACGAGTCATCTGCCGGAGAGATCTTCGACCTGATGGCCAGCAGGATGGGCCGCCTGAAAAAAGCGGCCTTCCACACTTATGAGTGGATTGCAGATGAAAACAAAAAACAGTATGGAGCGAAGGTAAACCACTGGACCAAAGAACCGTTAGAGTATGAGGCGCAGCTCCTCTTTGAAGGAACGGAAGCTGCCAGAATGGAAGCCATTACAGCGTTTCATGATGCTATTGACGGGGATATATTCAGGGGACTGCCGGGCAAGCTACAATTTGGAGAAGCATATATATCATGTTTTATAAGGAGCTCGGAGACAGTCCCATCAGGGGGCAGGCACAGGACCCTGAATGATATCGTGTTCTATTGCCCGGATCCCTTCTGGACCGTAGAGCAGAAGATCTCCATGGCGCCGGTAGACACGGATGAAGTCCTGGAGAGCGATAAGCAGTATACAGCAAACGGCTATGGATACGCGCCCGGATACAGTTATCCGAAAGTGGCAGCGGCTAGGAGCTTCATAGTAGATCACTTCGCTCCATGCGATTTCAGGATGGTCATTTATGGGCCGGCAGCATCTGTTGCCGTCAACATAAATGACCATTTGTATTCAGTGCATCATCAGATCTCAGCAGGAGAATACATGGTCATTGATTCCAGGGAATCTCAGGATGATGACCGGCACTGTTACCTGGTATCGGCAGCAGGCGCGGTGACCAACTGCTTCAATGACAGGGATCCTGATTCATTACTGCTGGAGCCGATTCCGTCAGGGAGCATTACGATCAATTATTCACAGGAATATGGAATAGACCTGACCTTGTTCAAGAAAAGGAGTGAGCCGGCATGGATCAGCTGATCTTATTGACATCAGATCTAGATGAGATCGGGCCCTGCAGATATAATGCGGACTTTGATACTGGGGATCCTGATCAGAGCTCCTGTGACTTTCAGGTGGAAGGCACCATACCGGACACTGTAGGAGCAGTATATGTGCCGGGCACGGAGTTCGGCGGTTTCCTGGAATATGATTACGGGAAGTCCGGAAGATCTGTCATAGGTGATTCGAACTATAAGCGGGGATTTACCTGGCATGGTCTTCTGACACAGTGGGTCATCTGTCCGCCTTCCGGATTCGATTACTATATTGCCAACGGTGACGGGAATGCCGTCCTCAGGGCCCTCCTGGCCAATACGCTGGGCGGCTTTTTCTACGTGCCCACCTATAGCAGCGGGGTCACGATCAGCAATTATAAGTTCAGCCTCTACTGTACGGTCCTGGAAGGATTGATAGCCATGTGTGTGGCCAACAGTGCCAAGCTGGTGATCCACGCGGACAAGATCTCAGCAGGCCAGCCCATCAGGGTAACGGCTGAGATCAAGCCGGCAGCAGTCATCAGCGGTGTATACAATGGAGATTCGCCTGTTCCGCTCATCTTCACCTCTAGCAAGATGGGAATCAATCATTTGATATGTATGGGCAGGGGAGAGCTCCAGGAGCGTGAGCGCGTGGATCTATACATCAATAACAGAGGACAGGTCAGTCAGACCAGGTATTATACAGGACTGGCCGAAAGGCAGGCATATTACAACTATTCTGCCGCCCAGAGTACTGACGATTTGATTGCAAAAGGGACCAAGAGGCTGAAAGAGATCGCTTCTTCCAATGCGCTGCAGATTGGCAAGAGTGACATCTCGGCGGATGTCGGCGACATCATCAAAGGGACCAAAGGAAGAGTAACGGTCCAGGCTCCGGTCTCCAGGAAGATCCTGCGGATATCTGGAGGGATTTTCAATATCGAATGCAAAGTGAAAGGAGAATTATAAGATGGCATATGTGATCAACGGGGCAGGTTTCAATCCGGTCACCGCCCAGGATGATGCCGACTTTTACGCGGGACTGACTGGCGGCATCACAGGGATTCTGCCAGTCGGGAATATGATGGCATATAGCCTTGCGGATGCGGTCACAGTCAGGCTGTCGGACGGAGTCCTGGTAAGTAAGGAAGGCCGAAGGATTCAGATCAGGGCCGGTGAATATGATGACTTTACGATTCCAACAGGATCTCAGGGAGTGACATCCTATTACATCATCGGATACAGGGTCTATGTGGATTCCAATTCCAATGAGGTATGTGAGCCGTTCGTGAGGCTGATGTCCAGTGCGACCGCGACAATTACGGAGAATACACTCAGGGTAGGATATACAGAAGCCTTCGTCTCTGTATACCGTGTCACACAGGTAGGTGTCAGCATTACAACTGTCAAAGCTGTATGCAAAACCTTTGGCAGCTTAAAATCCCTGCTGTCTGAGATCAATGCTCTGGAAACATCCTTAAATGGACATTTCATCCAGTCAGGGGCCAGAGTTGACGGGACGGCCTGGGTAAATGGCCAGGTATCAAATTCGGGCAAAGATATCATGTTCAATGTGAATCCCACAAAGCCTCTGGCACCTGGCATCACCAGTGCTCAGGTGGTGGGGATGTATGCCAAGGTCCGACAGAACAATAAGTATTTGTATGGCTCCGGATCGGCAAGGTCACCAGTAGATCCTGATCAGATCACTGCGTATCTGGGGCAGTACGGAGTTAACATCATTTGGAAATATACAAAGGCCTTCACCGGAGTCACCAACAATGCGCCGGTAGGCCTGGATGTGGAGCTCCACATCAAATATACGTAAGGAGGAGACATGGTCTATAACTTCTATATCGACCCGGTCAACCGCATTGTCAGTGGTGACAAGATGACGGTCCTCAAAAAAGACCACAATATTCATACAATGCTGTTCACGGTGGCAGACTTCGAAGGATTCACTTTCGACAGCGCTTCGATCCTGATTAAAGCAGTGCTGCCAGATAAAACAGAAAAGAACATCACTCCGGAAAACATTACGGTTGAAGATGTGACCACTCTGGATGATGAAGGGATTGAAGTAGTCACAGGCCACAGTACGTCGTTTGAATGGACATTAAAGCATGAGCATACCGACATTCCTGGAGCAGTCACGTACTCTATTTGCGCAGCTCTGCTGGATAGTAACGGGAACATTGTGAATAAAGAGTGGCATACGCTCAATGCATCTATCAATGTCCAGGACCATATCCACTTCAATGGGAGCGATGATGCTGCGGATCCGGAGCAGCAGGCCACGAATGCAGAGCGGATTGCAGCACTCTTAAATACCATCAGCTCCCTGGTGGTCAAGGTCAACGGGCTGGCCAGCGGAGCTCCTCCGACAGCGGCTAGCACGGCCGAGATGGATCCGGGTAAGTCTAGCATATATGTCAACAGCACAGATGGGAATTTGTATTTCTGGAACGGCGCTGAGTGGCAGGTCGGCGGTCAGTACGGCGCAGTAATGCTTGATTCGACGCTTGATGAGGCCTCTGATAACCCCGTAAAGAATAGAGTAATTGCAGCCGCTATAGAACAGATACTGGGCGATATCAACACTCTGGATGACAGGACATGGGGCGTTACCATGTACAAGGGCCTGCTGTACATCACCAAGGACGGCGCCAGGACCGGCACAGGAATCGCCGTGGCTTCTGATGCGGTGGTATTCGACAGTGTGACATTTGTTGACGGATATCTGCATTTTACCAATGGCGGTGTGGAGATCTCCGGATCCCCCTTATACATTGGGGAGATGGGCGGAGGCCTGGCCTTCGATTCCGGTTACCAGGATGAAGAAGGCTACATCCATCTGACCATGGACGGGCAGGACCTGTCGTCGGATGTGTTCACTCCCTTCCAGATCTCCGGTGGAGGCGGCGGAGGCGGTTCGGATTCCGGTTCCACCATGACCGTTGCCATGATTACATCGGCGGTCCTGTCGATTGTTGACACTGCGGCCACCTGTCCGATCAGTGCAAGATGGTCTTCTGTGGACTCAACTACATCTGCTTCAACCGGCCCCGGTACTCTGACAGTCTTTGTCGGAGGGACGCAGCGCCTGATCCAGACCGTGGCCCAGGGAGAGGTCACCGTGGATGTCCGGGAGTATCTCACTGCCGGCACCAACGTGATCAAGTTCAAAATCACCGACAGCTACGGCAAGAGCGTTTCCCGGTCCTGGAATGTTTCCATGGAGTCCTTCTCTATCACCTGGAGCCTGTCGGATGTCCAGAAGAACACTGATGCAGATCTGAGCTTCTACATTACCCCTGTAGGATCCGGAGAGAAGACCATCTATGTGTATGTGGACGGGCAGCTGTACAGCACTGACACGGTCACTACCAGCGGCAGAAGACTGACAAAGGCCATCTCCGGCCTGACCCATGGTGACCACACCATCGAGGCCTACGGCACCCTCACGACGGGCGGCGTGACCATCGAGTCCGAGCACCTGGTATCCACTATCGCCCAGGTGGTGGCGGGGAACAATACCCCTGTCATCGCCGTAAAATGGCCCTCCGGAGAGCTGGCACAGTACACGACATTTGACATCAAGTACCTGGTCATTGATCCTGCAAGCAATCCGGCCAGCGTGTCCCTCCTCCTCGGAGGCGTGGTCCAGGCTACGGTATCTGCAGACCAGTCTGAAAAGACCTGGGCATACAGGCCCATGGCGGCGGGCACATTCACTTTCGGTGTAATGTGCGGCAGTGTTATGGAGACCAAAGATCTGACGATCAGCTCCATTGGCTCTGACATTTCGGAGATCACGGACGGCCTGGAGGTCAAGGTGGACCCTTCCACCATCAGCGACCTGGCAACGTGGAGATACGGGAGCTACGGCTTTACACTGTCCCAGAACTTCGACCTCATCAACGGCGGCGTCAAGACCGATGCAGAGGGCGTTCCCTGTATCCGGATCACGGCCGGAGACCGTCTGACCCTCAACTATCTGCCCTTCTTCGGAGCTGACGCCAGAAGGACCGGCAAGGAGCTGAAGATCATCTATAAGATCTCCGACTGCTCCAGTAAGACAGCAGTCGGCATCAGCTGCAAGAATTCCGGGATCGGCTTCGAATGCCAGGCCAACAATGTTTATGCCAGCGGCGATCAGACCGGGGTCACCCTTTCCACCTGCGAGGATAAGAAGGTGGAGCTGGATATCAACATCCAGCAGAACACGGAAGACTCCCTGCTCTACATCTGGGAGGGATGTTCGACCTTTGCTTACGGTCAGTACGCTTCCGGCGAATCCTTCAGCCAGCCGGTCGGAACGGGAATTACCTTCGGATCCGACGATGCGGACGTCTATCTGTACCTCTTCCGTGGTTACAGCCGTGACCTGACCAATGAGGAACTCATGGCCAATTTCGTAGCCGACGGCAAGACCGGCACGGAGATTCTGGCAAGGCACGACCGCAACGACATCTACGACAGCTCCGGCAAGCTGGACATCAATGCCATCGTGGCCAAATGTCCGGACATTGATGTGTACCGTATCGATGCGGCCCGCATGACAACAGGAAAAAAGGACTACGTTACCGGATCCCTCCGGCACTGGCGTGGTGCTTTCGAATACCATAACTGGACGGCGGACATGAGGATGTCCGTACAGGGTACATCCTCTGTGGAGCATGCTACCACGGCCGGCGGCAACCTTAACTTCGTTCTGTCCAACATCGTCTGCGAAAACGGCACGGCGCTGGAAGGATGGGCGTTCAACGGTCCTGAAAATTCGATCCCCACGACGATGATCAATTTCAAGAAAAACATCGCCAGCGAGGAACACATCGTGAACATCGCCGCAGCTCACTGGTACAACACCTATCAGCCGAGTAAGAGAGCTGCCCGGACGACTGATCCGAGAGTGCGTGACTGCCTTGAGGGGTTCATGGCGGCGGTCTTTTTCCATAACACGGGCGATACGGCGGTCATGGTCGGTCCCGATCTGGTGGCCCCGGACGAGACGGTTTTCTTCGGCCTTGGAAACACATGCTCCAACAAGGATGCTGCGGAGGTTTTCGAGTACGACCCTATCGTTATCGAAGTCAAGAACAATACGGAACCTCAGGTCCTTTTCAAAACGACAGATCTCACTGGCGACAATTGGGACAATAACTATGAGTTCCGGTATCTGGATGAGGAGCAGTATACGGAAGATCAGGCCAAGGCTCTTTGGCAGCAGATCCAGACTTTCGTCTATGAGACCGACTGGACGGCCGCCACGAATCAGGCCCTGTCTCCGGTCAGAACGGTGGGAGGACAGGTCTTTTCCGTTGACTCTGCCGAATACCGGAAGGCCCGCTGGATCGCTGAGGCGCCGGACCATTTCGACATGGACACGTTATATTTCCACCATAACATTACTCTGCTGTTACTTCTTCGTGACAACCGGGCCAAGAACATGTTCTGGTCCTACAACACCACGAAGCAGAGATGGGGCCTGTGGTTCAACTGGGACAATGACACCGGCCTGTGCAGGAACAACCGTGGCTACATCGACATGGAGCCCGGATATATGGACTTCGACACACTGGGAACGGCCGACGTCTTCAACGGCGCCGACAATGCGGTCTTTACATCCCTCCGGGAGTGCAACTGGAACCAGCTCCAGGCGTCCTATCTTGCCATGGAATCGGCGGGGGCAACGGACATTGATGCCTTCTACAACTACTGCAACGCCATGCAGTCACAGATCTGCGAATCCCTCTGGATCGAGGATGCGGAGCACAATGCCATCCGAGTCATGCAGAACCTGGGATCTACGGCCTACCTGGGCAGGGCTACGGGCCGCCTGAGGCTCCATTTGTATAAGGCGTTAATGTTCCAGCGGGCCCTGGTGGACAGCTACTATGTGGCCACAGCGGCCACTGCAGGATCTGCAGCTATCAGAGGCTACACGCCTTCTGAATGGGCCGGTGTACAGCCTTCTGGACTGCTTTCAGTCACTCCGTACACAAACCTCTATATCAACGTCCTCGCAGGCTCAACACCGTATAAAGTGCGGGCCTATGAGGGCCAGAGCTGTCAGCTGGATATCTCTGCGGCTCTTAACGATACTGAAATCTATCTGCGGTCTGCGGAATGGATTCAGGAGCTTGGAGACATGTCCGGCCTGTATCTGGGCCAGTTCGAAGCGGCCAACATGAAGCGTGTGCGGACGCTGCTGATCGGTTCCGAGGTGGAAGGATACAGGAACACGTCCTTCAAGACCATCAGCTTCACGAACTGCAGAAATCTGAAGACCCTGTGCCTGGGCGGCATGGTCAACGCGGCCATGGCCTTTGATTTCTCGAACAACATCTATCTCGAATACATCTACACGAAGGGATCCGGGATCACCGGCATCACCTTTGCTCCGAACGGGCGCCTGAAGACGGCCCACCTCAATGCTCTGGCTTCCCTGTCCATGAAGGGCTTAAGGCTCCTGGAGACCTTCGATATGGAGGGTTACACGAACCTGGCGTCCCTTGTGGTGGAAGACAGCCCGGCAGTCAACAGCTATGCTCTGGCGGCGGCCGCTGTCAACATCGCAAGGGTAAGGCTGCTGGCCCTTTCCTGGTCGGTACCGAAAGCGGCATACGATGTCCTGAGGCGGCTCCACGCTGCCTACGGTATCGATGATGACGGGTACAACACGTCTGTCGGAGTGGTCACCGGTGCCGTGCATTTCGTGTCCATCGCACAGTCCAAGTACAATGCGATCCGGAGCATGATGCCTGAGGTCACGTTCACGTATGGCGAGCTTCTGGAAGAAGACACTGTTACTTTCCAGAACGATGAC